TCTAATGTTAGGTCATCGCTTTTATCATAGTCATTTACGTAAGTATGTTATTCTATTCGGAACCCTATTTAACGACTTAGTTATTGAGAGGGACGATGCATCTGCTAACCTTGTACAAACTCTAGCAGTTCCTATTTCATATGGTCCTGCCATGAAGACTTTAGCGAGAGTAGAGCAGGATGCAAATTTAAATAGAAGAGCATCAGCTATTTTACCGCGCATGTCTTTTGAAATGACTTCTATGGCATACGCGCCAGAACGTAAAATGACTAGTACCCAAAGAATTTATCATCAAACAACTGGTGATGCTGCTGGTGTTAAATCAGTATATAACCCAGTACCGTATGATATTATTTTTGATCTAAGCATTATGGTTAAAAACGCAGAAGATGGTACTAGAATATTAGAACAAATACTACCATTCTTTACTCCAGATTTTACTGCTACTATTGAGCTTATTCCTGAGATGGAATTAAAGCAAGACATACCTATTATACTGCAATCAGTAACATCAGAAGATACTTACGAAGGTGATTTTGAGACCAGAAGAGCTATCATTCATACTTTATCTTTTGTAATGAAAGCTTATATCTATGGCCCTGTAACATCTCGTAGTCATCTTATTAAATTGGCTAATACAAATATTTTAGCACCAGAAGGTGTTAATGCAGCTATTAGATCAGCTAATAGTTCGGCTGAAGGTGTAGATGTACAGCCAGGTCTATTAGCAAACGGATCACCCACTTCTAACGGAAGCCTAAGTATAGATAAGGCAAATATTGATAGTGACGATAATTATGGATTTGTGGTTGAAATAACTGATGGATCTTAACATGACTGACAAGATCGGTGAAACTTTAAATCTTACACCGATGGAAGAACCAGCATCTCCTGCTGTAAAGAAACCTGCGCTTCCATCTAAAGTAGAATCCCGCGATAATGATTTCGAGTATGCTCGAGGTAACCTCTACAATATTATTGAAAGAGGTACTGATGCCTTGGAAGGTATCTTAGAGCTAGCGCAGCAGAGTCAGCACCCTAGATCATATGAGGTAGCAGCGCAATTAGTTCGAACACTTGCTGATACGAATAAAGATCTCTTAGAACTTCAAAAACGTCATAAAGAATTAACAGGTGAGGATAAAAGTCCAAAAACTATTAATAATAATCTGTTTGTAGGGAGTACAGCTGAATTACAAAAAATGATTAAGCAAGCTTCTAGTGACGAGAATAAAGATGATTGAAAGAGAAAATTATCTAGGTAACCCCAACTTAAAGCGTGCTAATGTTACAGTAGAGTTTACTGAAGAGCAAGTACAAGAATTTATCAAGTGCTCTCGAGACCCTGTATACTTTATTCAAAACTATATCCGTATTGTTAATATCGATAAAGGTTTAGTTAACTTTCAACTATATGATTTCCAAGCTGACTTAGTAGAGCTTGTTGATGATAATAGATTTGTTATTTGTAAGATGCCTAGACAATCAGGCAAGACTACAACTATTGCAGCTATTATTCTTTGGTATGTTATGTTCAATGAGAACTATAACGTTGCTATTCTAGCTCATAAAGCGTCACAATCAAGAGAAATATTAGGTCGTATTCAATTAGCATATGAACATCTACCGAGATGGTTACAAATTGGTATTGATGAGTGGAATAAAGGTTCTATTATTCTAGAGAATGGTTCTAAAATATCAGCTGCTTCTACTTCTTCATCTGCTATTCGTGGTGGATCTTACAACCTAATTTACTTAGATGAGTTTGCGTTCGTACCTACTCATATTAAGGAAGAATTCTTTGCTTCTGTTTACCCTACTATTTCATCTGGTCAAACTTCTAAAGTCCTTATTACGTCGACACCAAACGGGCTAAACCTGTTCTATAAATTATGGGTTGATAGTGAAGAGAATCGAAATGACTATAAGCGTCTAGATGTTCATTGGTCTGATGTACCAGGACGAGATGCTGCATGGCGTGAAGCTACTATTAGAAATACTTCTGAAGAACAATTTAGAGTTGAGTTTGAATGTCAGTTCATTGGATCTTCTAATACTCTAATTAGTCCTTCTAAACTAAGAATGATGACTTTTCATAATCCTATATGGCAAAATGAGCATATGAGAGTTTATGAACAACCCCAAGAGAATCATATATACGCTACAATCGTTGATACTGCAAGAGGTGTAGGAGGAGACTATTCAGCATTTACTGTAATAGATTGCTCAGATGTACCATATAAAGTAGTAGCAGCTTATCAGAATAATAACATACCTCCTATGGTATTTCCTAATGTTGTTGCTGATATAGCCACGAAGTTCAATAAGTCATACATATTAGTAGAATCAAACGATATTGGAATGTCTGTTGCAGAGACATTACATAATGATCTAGAGATTGAAAATGTTCTTATGTCATCTGCAAGAGGTAGAGCTGGTCAAGTCCTTAGTAGTGGATTCGGCGGAGTAGGACAGCAATACCTTGGAGTAAGAACTACTAAACAAGTAAAACGAGTAGGTTGTTTAAACCTCAAAACACTCATCGAAGGTGATAAACTCTATACGAACGATTTCCATATATTAGAAGAACTAACCCGTTTCGTAGCTCGAGGAGAGAGCTGGGAAGCAGAAGAAGGTTCACACGATGACTTGGTAATGACGTTAGTATTATTTGGTTGGTTAGCTAACCAAGACTATTTTAAAGAATTGACTAGTGTTGATATACGTAAGAATGTAGAACAACAACACTTAAGACTAATTGAAGAAGATATGACTCCTTTCGGTCTTATTGCTGATGGACATGATGCTCATGAAGAGCAATTCCAGGATGCTGTATACGATTGGGAATCGGGAGAGCGGGTTTTCTAATACTGAATTTATATAAATATTGTAAGATGAAATAATTGGAAGCACCCTGAAATTAAAGGAGACATGAGATGCCATTTCAAGTCAGCCCGGGCGTAAATGTAAGTGAGATTGATCTTACTACGGTAGTGCCTGCAGTCTCGACTACTGAAGGCGCCATTGCCGGCGTATTCAAGTGGGGTCCTGTAGAAGAAAGAGTTCTTATTGATTCGGAAGCTAAATTAGCTACCCGTTTTGGTAAACCAACCTCTGACAACTATGAGACCTTTTTTACTGCAGCCAACTTCCTGGCCTATGGTAATAAACTATATGTTGTTCGAACAGTAAATAGCTCGGCTAATAACGCTGGATCTAACGGCATTGCACAACAAGTTAAAAATAGAATTGCTTTTGATAACGGAACGTTTTCAAACAATGAACTATACTTTATCGCCAAATATCCTGGTGATTTAGGTAACTCATTGAAAGTGTCTGTATGTGATAGCTCAGCAGCTTATTCTTCAGCACTTAACGCAAACGTTACTATTGCAATTGGTAATACAGTAGCTACTTGTTCTAATACAACTGGTGTTGCAGTTGGTGACCAAGTTAAGCTAGGTAACAGTTCAATTGGTACACAGTATCTTAAAGTTTCTTCTGTTAACGCTACTGCAATTTCATTTGCAAGTAAGTATACATTAGGTACAGCGTACACTGGTTCAGCAAGTCGTTTCTGGGAATTCTACAATCAAGTAGATGCTGCTCCTGGAACAACTAAGTATGTAACAGATCGTAGTGGTACATCAGATGAAATCCATATTGTCGTAACAGACGAAGATGGTGATATCTCTGGTTTTCCTAATACTATCCTTGAAGTATATCAAGGACTGTCACGTGCAACAGATGCTAAGACAGAATCAGGTGCTGGTAACCATTATACAACAGTAATTAATGATACATCACAGTGGGTGTATGCAGTTAATCATAGAGAGGGTGCTGGGTATGTTAACACAGCCATCAATATGACCGCTGTATCAAACACTGCACCATTAGCTGATTCACTTTCAGGTGGTACAGATACTGCTCCAGAGAGTACAGCTGCACTAGCTGATCTTGCTTTAGGCTATGATATGTTTGCATCTGCAGAGAATGTTGACATCTCGTTAGTACTACAAGGTAAGGCAATCGGTGGAACAAATGGTGAAGCATTAGGTAATTACATCATCGATAATATCTGTGAAGTAAGAAAAGATTGCGTAGCATTTATCTCACCTGCATATGGTGATGTAGTTAATAACGCAGGCTCAGAAGCAGACGATGTTGTAACATTCCGTAACTCCTTAACAGCATCTTCATATGGTGTTCTGGATAGCGGTTACAAATATCAGTACGACAAGTATAATGACGTCTACAGATATATTCCTCTTAACGGTGACATCGCAGGTCTTGCAGTAAGAACAGACGATGTTAGAGACCCATGGTTCTCACCAGCAGGTTTCAACAGAGGAGTAATTAAGAATATTGTTAAGCTTGCCTTTAACCCAGGTAAAGCAGAAAGAGATATTCTTTACAAGTCTGATATTAACCCAGTAACGACATTCCCAGGTCAGGGTACGTTGCTGTTTGGTGATAAGACACTGCTTGGTAGACCAAGTGCATTTGATAGAATCAATGTTCGTAGATTGTTCATTGTTCTAGAGAAAGCAATTGCTACTGCCGCAAAAGCATCGCTCTTTGAATTTAACGACGAGTTTACTCGCGCACAGTTTAGAAACCTAGTTGAGCCATTCCTAAGGGATGTACAAGGTCGAAGAGGTATCTATGACTTCCAAGTTGTAGCGGATGAGACTAATAACACAGGTGAAGTAATTGACCGTAACGAATTTGTTGCAGACATTTACATTAAACCTGCTAAGTCTATTAACTTTATCCAACTCAACTTCGTGGCAGTTAGAACTGGTGTTGAGTTCTCCGAGATTGTCGGCTCTTAAGGCTAAATAGTTACGATAAGGAGAATATCAAATGGCTTTTAACGTAAACGAGATTAGAGCGCAACTTACTGCCGGCGGTGCACGATCTTCTCTGTTCCAAGTACAGTTCAGCAATCCAGCGAATGCTGCTGCTAACTTAAAGGTTCCGTTCCTGGTCAAAGCAGCACAAATTCCTGCTTCGACATTAGGTACGATTGAAGTTCCATACTTCGGTAGAAAAGTAAAGATCGCAGGTGATAGAACATTTGCTGAATGGACAGTTACAGTAATCAATGATGAAGACTTCTTGATTCGTAACGCCATGGAAGAGTGGATGAACACTATCAATTCTCACGAGGGTAACCTTAGAGGATTTGGAGGCTCAGCGCCCGCACTTTACAAAGAGCAAGCATCTGTAACACAATATAGTAAATCAGGTGATGCGCTCAGAACATATAACTTTAACGGCATCTTCCCAGTTAACATCAGTGAAATTGAACTGAGTTGGGAAACCACAGATGCTATTGAAGAGTTTCAGGTGACGTTCCAGTATGATTACTGGACAGTTGGTGGCCAAACCGGTAACGCTGGTGGGGCTTAATAAGGTTTAGAGAGAGGGGGTAACCCCTCTCCATACCTTAAAGGAGTTATTATGGCAGAACTTTTCGGTTTCGAGATCCGTAGAAAACAAGATGTAGAACCCGTGTCATTCGTTCAAAAGGACGAAGACGACGGAGCTGTAAACATTGCTGCAACAGGCGGTGCTTATGGTACCTATGTTGATCTAGAAGGCACTGCAAAGAGCGAAGCTGAATTAGTAACAAGATATCGTAAAATGTGTATGCAGCCAGAGGTTGAGCATGCTATTGATGATATTATTAATGAAGCAATCGTTACTAATACAGATAAAGAAATTCTAGAAATTAATCTTGATGACGTTCAACTATCTGCTGGTCTTAAAAATAAGATTAGAGATGAGTTTAAGAACACATTACGTCTTTTAAATTTTCAAGATAATGCTTACGAGATTTTTCGCAAATGGTATACAGACGGACGTATGTACTACCATGCGATTATTAATGAGCAGGACCCACGTAATGGTCTTATTGAGTTAAGATATATTGATTCTCGAAAAATAAGAAAAATTAAAGAGACTACGAAGCAGAAAAAAGGCGAAGCAATAGTACAAAAAGTTAAGAACGAGTACTATATCTTCAACGATAAAGGCTTCCAGAGCAAATCAAGTCAAGTACCTAATCCAGCAACTGGTGGTGTACAAGGCTTAAAGATTGCAAAAGATTCTATCATCCATTGTACATCAGGTCTGATGGATGAAAACAATAAAATGGTATTGTCACATCTTCATAAAGCTATTAAGCCTCTCAATCAATTGAGAGTGTTAGAAGATGCATCAGTTATCTATCGTATTTCAAGAGCACCAGAAAGACGTAT